TTTTCCTTATCAAGAGCAGATTCCCAAGTTGACACAATAGACAATCTAGCGTATAATTAAACTATTATAAGGAGATATCAATGAGTGACGGTGATAGAGTTTTTAGCTCGGAAGAAAAAGCTAAACTAACACAACTAATTAACGAAGGTCTTACTGTGCTACAGGAAGTAGATGACCTAAACGAAGGTTTAAACGACACAGTAAAGGCTATTGCAGAAGAAATGCAGATCAAGCCAGCAGTACTAAAGAAGGCAGTGAAGACTGCTTATAAGGCAGACTTTGCCAAGCACAGCGAAGATCTTGCAGCCCTAGAAAATATCCTAGCCACAGTTGGCAAACTACAGTGACAGAACGCAAACCCCATCAATGGCTTGCCTGGTTAGGCACGGCCCTTATTATCCTAGGTGCATCACTGGCTGCCTTCAACATTTACCCTGCGTATGTAGTTGTATTCATCTTTGGTAATGCTGTTTGGGCAATTGCTGGATGGTTGTGGAAAGAGCAATCTTTGGTTGTTCTCAATGTGGTAATTACGCTAATATATGTGATAGGATTGTTTTTTAAGTAATGTACATAGACGCATATTTTGATAGAGATCACGACAGGATCAACGTTGTAGAACGTGTTGATGGCAGACGCGAGTATAGAGAATTTCCTGTCAACTATGTGTTCTACTACACAGATCCACGTGGCAAGTTCCGTACTATCTACGGCAATCCTGTTAGTAGATTCAGTACTCGCAATGGTAAAGAGTTTCACAAAGAACTAAAGATGCACGGCAAGCACGGTTTATGGGAGAGTGATATCAACCCAATCTTCCGCTGTCTAGCAGACAACTACTTGGGTATAGATGCTCCTAAGTTACAGACCTGCTTCTTTGATATTGAAGTTGACTTTGATCCTGTGCGTGGATACTCTACACCCGATGATCCGTTCAATACAATCACAGCAATTACAGTATACTTGGATTGGCTTGGGCAGCTGATTACACTGGCAATTCCTCCCAAAAGTATGAGTATGGAAACTGCCAAAGAAACTGTAGCAGACTTTGATAACACGTTCTTATTTGAGCGTGAAGAGGATCTACTAGTAGCGTTCTTAGACTTGATTGAAGATGCAGACATCCTCAGCGGCTGGAACTCAGAAGGTTATGATATTCCTTACACAGTACAGCGTATTACAAGAGTACTCAGCAAAGATGATACACGTAAATTTTGCTTGTGGGGACAGTTGCCTAAGAAGCGTACCTTTGAACGTTTTGGTGCAGAGAACATTACGTTTGATTTGATTGGTAGGCAGCACTTGGACTACATGCAGTTGTATCGCAAGTACACCTATCACGAAATGCACAGTTACAGTTTGGACGCAATTGGCGAGTACGAACTTAATGAACGTAAAGTTGCATATGAAGGAACACTAGATCAACTGTACAATAAAGATTTTTACACATTTATCGATTACAACAGGCAGGACACACTACTGCTACACAAGTTAGATGATAAGCTAAAGTTTATTGATCTTAGTAACGAACTTGCACACGCAAACACAGTGCTCCTGCCTACTACAATGGGTGCGGTTGCTGTGACAGAACAAGCAATTATAAATCACGCACATGAAGAGGGACTCATTGTTCCCAATCGTAGAGACAGGTCTGGTGAACCTACAACAGCAGCAGGTGCATACGTTGCTTATCCAAAGAAGGGTTTGCATGATTGGATTGGATCTATTGACTTGAACAGTCTGTATCCTAGTGTTATTCGTGCACTTAATATGGCTCCAGAAACTATTGTAGGACAGTTACGCCCTGTACTAACTGACCATGCTGTTAAAACTAAAATGGCAGATAAAAAGTCATTTGCAGATGCATGGGAAGGCGAGTTTGGTTCAAAAGAATACCAAGCAGTGATGAACATGGAAAAAGGTACAGAGATTACTATTGACTGGGAGACAGGTGATAGTGATACTCTAAGTGCAGCAGATGTATGGCGACTGATCTTTGACAGCAACAACCCATGGATTCTAAGTGCTAATGGTACTATTTTAACCTATGAAAAGAAGGGCGTTGTTCCTGGACTACTAGAACGTTGGTATGCAGAGCGTAAAGAGCTACAGGCTAAGATGCGTGAATCAGAAGGTGAAGAACGTGCGTTCTGGGACAAGCGACAGTTGGTTAAGAAGATTAACCTTAACAGTTTGTATGGTGCTATTCTCAATCCAGGTTGTAGATTCTTTGACCATCGTATCGGACAGTCCACTACACTAACAGGTAGATGTATTGCCAAACACATGAGCGCAAAGACAAATGACCTGTTAACAGAGAAGTACGATCACGTAGGTGACTGTATTATCTATGGTGATACAGACAGTGTGTACTTTACAGCCTGGCCTGTGGTACGTGAACAAGTTGAACAAGGACGTATGGCTTGGGGCAAAGATGAATGTATTGCGCTGTACGATCAGATTGGTGAAGCAGTCAACGAAACATTTGCGGCATTTATGGAACGTGCATTCCACTGCCCTCGCAAGATGGGCGAGATCATTGCAGCAGGGCGTGAAGTTGTAGCACAGAAAGGCTTGTATATTACTAAGAAACGTTACGCAGCTCTAGTAATCGATAACGAAGGTTTCCGTGTCGACACAGAAGGCAAGCCAGGCAAAGTTAAAGCAATGGGACTTGATCTCAAGCGCAGTGATACACCTAAGGTAATGCAGGACTTTATGAGTGAACTACTACTTGAAGTTCTAACTGGTAAAGAAAAAGATCACGTAGTAGAACGTATCAAAGAGTTCAAGTATAAGTTTAAAGAGCTACCAGGTTGGGAAAAAGGCACACCCAAGCGTGTTAACAACCTAACTAAGTTTACAGCAGAAGAAAAGCGTCTAGGCAAAACAAACATGCCTGGACACGTTAGAGCAGCAATCAATTGGAACTATCTTAAGAAGCTGAATGGTGATCAGTACAGTATAGATATTATTGACGGAATGAAAACTATTGTTTGCAAATTGAAGCCAAATCCGTTAAACTATACTAGTGTTGGTTATCCTACAGATGAGACGCACTTGCCACAGTGGTTTAAAGAGCTACCGTTTGATGACCAACTAATGGAAGAAACGATTGTAGACAACAAAATTAACAACTTGTTTGGCATACTGGAATGGAATCTAAAGGAGGCAACCGTAGTCAACAACACATTTGATGACTTATTTTCGTTTGAATAATATGGGTATATAAATATCTAGGAAGGTGTTCGATGGTTAGTCCAAGGTTACTAGACAGTTTTGGTAGACTAGATCTCATGTTGAGAAAGCTCAATGAGTTTGACTTAGAGCTTACTAACGATCTTGACTTACGTACTAGTACAGTAGAACACGACAAAAGGCTATTCAAAGAAAAGAAACATCATGACAATCTAATAGGAAGTATACAAGAACTTTCTAATAGTTTAGAAACTTACCACTCCAATCTAGCTGAACTAAAAGACTACATTCAAAAGCGTCTACGTCATAATGAAGTAAAGCTAATACAGGAAGATTACAAGAACTACGAATCGTTCAGTGCTACTATAGAAGAGCGTATTGCACTGCGTAAAAGTTTTAGCGAAAAACTGAATGCATATATCTATGGCTTGAAGAACGGTACTAGTAATTGGCAGCACGCCGGCGTAGATCTATATCCAACGGATCCTAAGTTTACCCGAGAAATTGTTAGTAACGATCCAACATATATTATTGCAGATAAACAACTTCAAGAAATAGTAGGTAAAGAGTTCAATGATTTTTTTGCTAGTAGAAGGTTACGTAAGTATAGAGCAATACAAGACTTGCCAGACGCTAGTATAGGGGTTGCATATTGTTTTGGCAAGTACGAATGTATGCCTATTGATCCTATTAAAGATGAGGCTAGTATATTATTTGAAAAAATGCAACCAGGTGGAATATTTTACTTTACTTACAACAACTGCGAATACAGACCTAGTCTAGAATTTTGTAATGGATTTAGATCCTATCAAACAGAGTCTATTATTACAGGTATGATGTATGGAATAGGGTTTGATAAGGTCGATAACAAGGCATTTGACGACGGTGTTTGGAACGTAATGATTGTTAAAAAGCCTGGCGAGTTTAAAAGCCAAAAACAAGCAACACCTAGCATTGAAATTGTAAAAGTTATTGACTCACAATCTAAATAATCATATACTTAACTATCAACATAACATAAGGAACAATCTATGAAAGATTATCTACTTGATGTTGTGCAGCATACGCACAACTTGGGATTCATTGAACTTGTAAAGATTACAGGAGATGATGGAACTACAACTATCGAAGGCATTGCAGAAGACCGTTCTGTAATTCTTAAGGGCAAATTCCACAAGCCTGTGCCAGAGTTCATGGGCACATTTGGTATGCCTAATCTCGCAACACTAAGCGTTATTCTACGTATTCCAGAGTATGCAGAGAACGAAAAGATCTCAATCAATACACAAGAGCGTAATGGCGAGACAGTACCAGTTGGTATTCATTTTGAGAACGCAAGCGGCGACTTCAAGAATGACTATCGCTTTATGAGCAGTGAAGTTGTCAATGACAAGCTCAAGAGTGTTACCATGAAGAATGTAAATTGGGGTGTAGAGTTTGAGCCTACAGTTGCTAGTGTACAGCGTCTTAAGATGATGATCTCAGCCAACAGTGAAGAGAAGACTTTTATTGCTCGCACAGAAGGTAATGATCTAAAGTTTGCATTTGGTGATGCAAGCACACACGCAGGCGAATTTGTGTTCCAGCCAGATGTTGTTGGCAGTGTAAGCAAGGGTTGGGCTTGGCCAGTAGAACAGGTTAGTAAGATCCTAGGCCTAAGTGGTGACCTAAAGTATTCAATCTCAGATGACGGTGTTAGTCAGATCAGCGTTGACAGCGGACTTGGTGTTTACAACTATCTACTTCCTGCACAAACCAAGTAATGCACTTTACTTGTCAGTACTATCCTGTTCTTGTAAATCCAAAACTAAACTGCATTTGGATTAACATTCCTAAAAATGCAAGTAGTTTTATGCAGAAGCTACTACAGGATAACGGCTGGAAAGAGCCTGATAGAAGCATCGTAAACGAACTAGTTTTAAGCGATATACGTAAGTTTGCAGTACTACGAAATCCTATCAAAAGATGGACAAGTGGCTTTGCAGAATGTTTTATGCATCAACCGGGTATTATTGATCTGCTGGACAATCAAGACTTTTTAAAAGCAGTTGCACTTAATCCTGTTTACGATGATCATACTGAACTACAAAGTTCTTTTTGTCCAAATCTAACAAATCTAGAATATATTATTTTACATAGTCACAGAAGTGCCACAGACTTTTATAATAGTATTAATCAATGGATGATTAATGAAGGGCATGAAACCGATGTTGGACGTTGGACAGATCCAGTCAATCCAAGTAGTAACGATCCTTTCAAACACAGTATAAACAGTAAACTAAAAGAAATATTACGCACAAACTTAGACTTTCTAAATAGTATAGAACAGTTTTATTCAAGTGATTTAGACGTAATTAACAAAGCAAAAAGAATATCCTATGGAAACTAACCTAACTGCACAACAGTCTGACTATGCAAGATTCCTGCCAGCACTAAGCACATTCTATGCTCTGTTTGTAGGCAGACAGCGCAGAGGACTTATTAATAATGATCCTTACGTTCCTTTGAATCGGGTGCCTAGTGGACTAAAGCACGGTGTAGAAAGTACCAACTGGCTAGCACCAGAAGGTCTATGGCAATATAAGTGGAGTTTGCACAGTGCAGGACACGCTAGTTTAGATCTACAAAAAGATATGTTCCGTGAGGACATGTACCGTGATCGTAACAGAGAAACAAGTTGGCTACTGGGCGATAGTGGTGGTTTCCAGATTGGTAAAGGCAAGTGGGAAGGCGATTGGCGTGCAGGTAGTGGTTGTCCACAAGCACACAAAAAGCGTGATGGTGTTCTAAAATGGATGGACGCTTTCATGGACTATGGAATGGTACTAGATATTCCAACATGGATTGCTAGAGAAAAGCACAGTGCAGCAGTAACTAAGATCACCAGTTATCAAGAAAGTGTAGACGGAACAAAGCATAACAACGAATACTTTATTAACAATCGCAATGGCAACTGTAAGTTTTTAAATGTACTACAAGGCGAAAACTTTAGTCAAGCAGATGACTGGTACGATCAAGTAAAAAAGTTTTGCGATCCTAAGGTGTATCCAGATGCACACTTCAACGGTTGGGCAATGGGTGGACAGAATATGTGCGATGTTCATCTAACTTTACGCCGTGTTGTTACACTTATGCATGATGGGTTACTTGAAAAAGGTAAACATGATTTAATGCACTTCTTGGGTACAAGTAAATTAGAATGGGCAATGGTGCTCACTGCGATTCAACGCGGTGTACGCAAACAGCATAACGAAAACTTTACAGTTACATTTGATTGTGCAAGTCCGTTCTTGTGTACAGCAAATGGACAACAGTATACAGGTTATCGTTTGGACAACGACACCAAATGGAGTTATTTAATGGAAGATGCTCCAGACGATAAAGCGTGGAATGCAAATACTACTCCTTACGATGACTTTTGCGACGCAATGTATAATAACTGGATGCCCAGTCCGATAACCAATTTGTTAAAGTTAAATGACATTACAATTTATAGCCCAACAGATGTAAATCGCATGGGTGTTAGTACTGCTACAAGTTGGGATAGTTTTGCATATGCACTGATGATGAATCACAATGTTTATACACATATTCGCAGCGTACAAGAAGCAAATCGTGCGTATGATAATGGCGACTATCCAACCATGCTAGTTGATGATCGCTTTGATCGTACAGAAGTAAAAGATGTGATTGCACGTATCTTTGAGATTGACGACAGAGACAAGCAGTTACAGATGATCGACGATCATTCACGCTTATGGATGCGTGTAATTGGTACACGAGGCTATACTGGCAAAAAGTCAGTAAATGCATCCACACAGTTTAACAATCTATTTTCAGAAGCATAATGCCAACAGCACTAATTGTAGGTTTAGGTATAGGCGAACTATATCGCAGTGTATACCAATCACTAGGTTGGGACATTACGACTGTTGATAAAATTAAGCCTGCAGATGCTACAGATGTTTCTAGTGTAACAGGCACTTATGATATTGCTCATGTGTGCACACCTAATTTCACACACGAAGAAGTTGCTAGACAGTGTGCAGCAAAAAGCAGTATTGTGTTTGTTGAAAAGCCAGGCGTTGCTGACAGTGAAGCATGGCAGAATCTTGTAAGTGATTTTCCAAACACACGCATCACAATGGTCAAAAACAATCAGTTTAGGTCTAATGTAAATGAACTTAAAGCCCTAGCAGTTAACGCTGACACTGTTAGACTGAATTGGCTACAGCACAATAGAGTGCCACACCCAGGGCATTGGTTTACAAACAAGCAACTAGCATATGGCGGCGTAAGCAGAGATTTGTTACCGCATATGCTTAGTTGGTTCCAAGTACTAGAGCCCAACTACAGAGCTTATTCAAGGCCTGTTCATCTTTCAAAACAAAACTACACATTAGATCTAGTGCAGAACACTGAGTACGGCACAGTCAATCCTAATGGTGTTTATAATGTAGATGATTGGGCAGAGGTGACCTATCATGGTCCAACTGTATTTGAGATACAAACCTGTTGGAAGTATCCTGGCGGCGACCGTGTAAATATCGAATTTATATACAACGAACAAATATTCCACACAGAGCAACTAGGTCTTTGCCCAGAATCTGCATACCAAGAAATGGTTGACCGCTCTTACAAAAACATATATAATACTGAATATTGGGACATGCAGTACCAATATGACCTTTGGATTCATCAACAGATAGAGTCACTATAAAATGACACGTTTGCTTTATACTGAAGGCAACGGTACATTCCTAGAGAAAAACTACGTAGTACAAAACATGGCACCTAATCAGATCCGTGTTCGTAGTATTATGACTGGTGTGTGTCGTAGCGATATTGATATGATGTTAGGGCACTTTCCTTTACTCCCTGAAGATATGAGTGGACATGAAGGACTTGGACAAGTTGTTGCAGTAGGTAACAATGTCTTAGATATTCAAGTAGGAGATTATGTTGCTACTCGAGGAGAACCTGCATATGCAGATGAGTACAATGTAGATCATTTTGTACAGGTTCCAGAAGCAGATCCTAAATACATTGTAGAGCCTGTTGGTTGTGCACTTAACATTGGTGGAAAGATTGGACTAGGCAGTACACTTATTATTGGTACGGGTTTCTTAGCAACAGTTATTGCACAATGGCTTACACAGCAACAGGGCTTTAACATTATGGGTACGTTCGAAACTAGAGAACTTCCAGATATAGTAGGTAATAGCAATATCGAACCATTGGATACTTGGGGTTATGAACCGTACGAAAACCTTGAGGACCTAGAAGATACTTACGATAATGTTGTAATACTAAAGCCTGTCGATTGGCAAACTGTAATAGGACTTACTAATGATAATGGTAAAATTATTGTAGGTAGCCCTATTATTCCAAGTACCATTGACTTCTCTGAAGCATTATGGAAGAACATCACTATGCATTGTCCAAGTCCAAGAGACGAACACTTCAACAGGTGTATGCAAGAAGCAGTTGATATGATAGAGCTGGAAGAGCTCGAAGTTGACACATTTTGGACTAAAGGGTATAATAGAGATACAGAATGGCAGCAGGCATTTGCTGATGCTGCTGATAGACCTAACGGATATTCAAGGGGATATATAGAATGGCGATAGACACACAAGAAAGACTAGGAGCAGACTTTTTTACTGGTGTAGAAGTTGAAAATACACCATTCAAAGGCATCAAGCATCTATTCATTGTAGGCATTAAGCATCCGGATGAGATTAAAGATATTGCTGCACAATCTGGAACCAAGCACTTATACTTTGGTACAAGTCAAAGTTTTGCACCAGAATCAGACGATGATTGGAATGCATGGAGTGGAATGATTGTACCTCTACTACGAGAAGACTATGTATGCATTCTCGATTATGATGTATTTTATGCAGAGGAAGTGCTAGAGCAAGGCTTTGACGACTTTCCAAATTTTGTTAGTATGATTAGTGTCAGACTGCCTCACATTGACAAGTTTAATACTCATGCTACAATTAAACTAGACGACACAACTTGGGGGCATAGTAATCAGGGAGTTTGGACACACAGACTAGGCTCTCTACAAACAGACGAGTCATTTACCCCATGGCATGAATATAAAGGCGACGAGATTGTAAAATGAGATACTATCGTATTTTGATCCAAGGATATGGTGGCGAGCAGTGCTTTGGTAAAATTACCAAAGAGCAATACGACTTTTGGAAGGACATGGAAGAAGAATATATTATCTCTCATATGATTGATCCACATGAAGAGGATGATGCGAATCCTGTGTTTGATGATACCGATCCACGCTGGATTGGTGAGTACTATGAAAAAGAAGATATTATGCATCTAAATGCAACAGCATTAGATACAGCATATATTACTATTGACGAGTATGATGGTGATGAATATGATAGCAAGCACGTTAAAGATATCCTTGATCCAACAGACTGGAGCGAGTTATTCAACAAGTATGAAGAACAGGGTATCGAAGATAACATTACTTACGAATGGGTAAACTTTCCCAAGGATTATCCTGAGGTTAAATATGTTTTCTATGGTGCTAGTATTGACAAAGGGTGCTTTGGAGACTATACTTTAGAGCTACCCGATGACGAAGAGTTTGACTTTATGAAACTAAAGTGGTGTCAAACTGAAACACCTAATGGTGAAGACTTTATTGAGTTACTGTCTTATGGTGAGCAGGACCTCGACAACTGTGGCGGTGATACAAACGGAAAAGGTATGGCCGCTGCCGTATGGGAACTAAACAAAAGTGAATAAAAAACAGTACACAGAATGGGCGTATTCTCAAATGAAAAAGTATGGTATTCCAATGCCCAAAACATATTCAGCTGAGGAAATTAAAAAGTATTGCCCGGATATCCCGTCTAAGTTTATTAATAATCATGTAAGGGAAAGAGACAATGGCTGATAAAAGAGAGAGTCACGACGAGTTTATCCTACGTAGTATGCGTGAAGAAGGTCTAAAGGATCGAGTACGCAAAGCCTCACGTATGGTATGGGTTAATTTTGAAAAGGAAGGCATGCATCGCTATCCAGCGGCTGCTGATGATCCTAAACTAGCAACAGGCGATGAATATGATGTGAGTTTCCTTGCACATCCTCATCGTCACATCTTCAAGTTCCGTGTATGGATTGAAGTATTCCATGATGATCGTGATATTGAGTTTATTCAGTTTAAACGTTGGATGAATAAACTTTACGAAGGTGAACTTGACGTAGACTTTAAGTCATGTGAAATGCTTTCAGATGACCTATATGTAACCATTCAGGATCGCTATCCTGGCCGTGATGTTTGGATTGAAGTATCCGAAGACGGCGAAAACGGCGCACTAACACAGTATTCAAAGGACGTATAATGAAGAACGAAGTGCAAAAGGTATTTGATGACCTAGACGATTACAAGCGTTTCTGCACAGTATTTGGTCATCCTTACAATGAGGCTGACCTATATAACAACAAGAGCCCAGTGTACAACGAGTACACTGCCTTTAAGGGAGGCAAGCGAATCAGCAACAATTGGATTCGCGATGCTAAACTTACAGGAGCAAGGATTTTTGGTCCTAACAGTTAATGTATGAACAAAAGTTCAAACATCGGGTGTGTGTCAAACACAACGGCTGGACAGACAGACGTAATAATCTTCCAATGGAGGGCGGCGCTCTCAATGCTGGATACACACCCGTTGATGCTCTTTGTCATATTTCAAATGTACTAGGACAACACGGACTTGTTTATAATCAAGATTGGTGGTGGGAAGGATTTGGACATGACTGGAAACATGGAACTGAATCTTATCTTATTAACTTGCAGTTTGCAAAAGAAGAGTATAAACTGTTAATACCATTAAAACAAACCTACGGAAATAGAGACCCATGACAGTATACATTGTAGACTTAGAAGCAGTTGAAACACGTTACACTAGCGAATGGAAAGAACATCTTCCTAAACAACTACGTCGAGCTACAAATGACGAAGTGGTTGTTATCAGCGGAGGGGATGTGCCGCAGGCTACTACTCCAGGTGCGTTTCTAAACTTTGGTGGAACAAATGTTTATAAGAGTAATCAACTTGAACAGATTGCTGAGATGTTTTGCCGAGGGCAAGTACACAACGGCGACTATTTCCTTTACACAGATGCTTGGAACCCTACTGTTATCCAACTTCGTTATATGGCTGAACTACTGGGGGTTGACATTCGTATTGGCGGTTTATGGCATGCTGGCAGTTATGATCCTGCTGACTTCCTTGGGCGTCTTATAGGAGACAAGCCTTGGGTACGACATGCCGAACAGAGCATGTATGAATGCTTTGATGACAACTTTTATGCATCACAGTTTCATATTGATCTGTTTGCTGAAAGTCTAAAGATTGATCTAGCAAAGACAAAGCGTGTTGGTTGGCCTATGGAGTATGAAGCGGATCAAATGCTTCCATACAAACATATGCAAAAGACCAATACTATTCTTTTCCCACATCGTATTGCACCTGAAAAGCAGCCTGAGATATTCCGTGACCTTGCAGACAGTATGCCAGAGTATGAATGGATCGTGTGTATGGAGCAGGGCTATACTAAAAATGATTACCATAATGCACTAGGTACAGCCAAGTTAGTGTTTAGTGCTAATCTACAAGAAACACTTGGTATTAGTTGGTATGAAGGGTTGCTAGTTGATACTATTCCAATGATTCCCGATCGTCTAAGTTACAGTGAAATGGCTATCGATGAATTTAAGTATCCTAGTGAGTGGACAGAAAGTTGGGATAAATATCAGGAACACAAATCTAGTGTTATTGAAACAATCCACGATTACATGATTAATTACGAAAAATATCGTAATGCAATGCTAACACAAACTAGGAAGTTAACAGATAACTTCTTTAGTGGTAAACTAATTTACGAAGCAATAAAGAATAGATGAACATACTTCTCATAGGCGGTGCTGGATTTATTGGTAAGCACCTTGAACGTGAACTGGAACAAGATAACAATGTAGTTGTTATTGATAAAAAGTTTGGTACTAACATAAACAATCATAACCATCTTAATCTTATAAGTCCAGATTATGATTGTGTGTTGTTCCTTGCAGCAGAACCTAATCTTGCAGCAGTAAAGCGTAGTCCTGTAGAAGCTACTCATACTATGACAACAGGGCTTATCAACTGCCTAACAAAGTTCAACAACAGTCATTTTATCTACTTCAGCAGTAGCATGGTTTATGGTAATTGGGACAGTAACCTAGCAAACAAATACGAATACGAAAATCCTTCTCCCATTGACTTATATGGTAGACTAAAACTAGTTGGTGAAGGACTAGTCAAAGAGTTACACAATAACTGGACTATCGTACGTCCAACCGCAGTGTATGGAGAAGGCGATGATCCTAATCGTGTACTGCCTACTTTTATTCGTACTGCCAAAGAAGGCGGAGTAATTGAAGTAAAAGGACATGATAACTGTTTAGACTTTACAAGTGTAAGTGATGTTGTTCAAGCAGTACGTTTGATGATCGAAAGAAAAAGTAAGAATCAAATCTATAACGTTAGTTACAGTCAAAGTCACGCACTGGATATTATTGCAGAATATATCTGCACACTGGTTGGCACTGGCAGTTATACTATCAGTCAACGTGATTACGACTACCCTAAACGTGGCGCACTTGACATTCAAAAGGCTAGAACAGAACTTGGTTACCATCCCAAGGTTAATGTTCAAGCAGGTATTAAAAAGTTGTTGGAGGAACTATGAAAGTAGGATTTATTGGATTAGGAAAGCTAGGTCTGCCTTGTGCAGAAGCAATGGCTGTAAAATACTCAGTTGCGGGGTTTGATATTGAAGACCGTGCTAGTGATAATATAAAAGTTGTCACAGATGTAAAAGATGCAGTAGAAAACAAAGACCTAGTTTTTGTTGCTATTCAAACACCACATCATCCACAGTATGATGGTAGCATGCCTTGTATGGACTATGAGCCGCAGGACTTTAACTATGATCAAGTAAAGCAGTGTTTAACTGAAGTAAACCAGTATGCGAATGAGCATACTCTTATAGTTCTTATTAGCACAGTATTGCCCGGCACTGTACGCAGAGAACTTGCACCTTTAATTACACAAGCACGTTTTATCTATAACCCATATCTAATTGCTATGGGCAGTGTAGCATGGGATATGGTCAATCCAGAAATGGTTATCATTGGCACAGAGGATGGTAGTGAAACAGGTGATGCAAGTCTGCTTATTAACTTCTATAAAGAACTTATGCAGAACAATCCTCGCTATAGTGTAGGAACATGGGAAGAAGCAGAGAGTATAAAGATATTCTATAACACATTTATCAGTGCAAAACTCAGCCTTGTTAACATGATCCAAGACGTTGCAATGAAACTGGGCAACATGAATGTTGATGTAGTTACAGATGCTCTTGCTAACAGCACCCAACGTATTATGGGTCCGAAGTATATGACAGCGGGGATGGGAGATGGTGGTCCTTGTCATCCACGTGATAATATTGCACTACGCTATATGGCTAAGGAATTAAATTTAGAATACGATCTGTTCCATGCTATTATGAACAGTAGAGAAGTACAAGCACGTAATCTTGCAAACTTCCTATGTGATCTTTCCAAAGAACATGAACTACCTGTACTCATACACGGCTATGCGTACAAGCCAGATGTGCCATATACAGAAGGTAGCTACAGCAGTCTAGTCGCACACTACTGTAGCGAGAAAGGTTTTCATCCTATGATTGTTGATCCCTTTACGCATCCAGATCCTGGTCCTTATAGTGCAGTTGTACTTCTTGCTCACAATCCAAGTGTTACTTATAACTATATTAACAATCAACAATCTAATGACTTATATTGCAAACTTAATGAGGACAGCGTTATTGTTGATCCTTGGCGTAGTTTTTCAGACACTAGTTATAAAGTGATTCATTATGGCAATACCCGTATTACATAGTCATATTGATCCTTTTTGGGACGACGAATATAAAAGTTTGTCCTATAAGTTAGAACCTTTTAACAATCGAGATGATCTAACGGAGTGGAAACGACAAGGATATGTACATCCTGAAAGTCATTACACAGGCTTCCTATGTGACATGCGTAGTCCTCAACCAAGTTGGAATGACAAGGTTATACACTGGGCAGAGGATCAATTTGGTCTTAAAGACATAGGTACAAGTTACTATAGAATGGGTACAGGTGTAATATTGCCTTGTCATAAGGATACCTATGCAAAGTATTGTGAGTTGTTTGATTTAAAAGTCAGTGATTGTGAACGTATTGTTATATTCCTTGAGGACTGGCAGAGTGGTCATTACTTCGAGATAGATGGCTGTGGAAAAGTAAATTGGAAAAGAGGCGACTATGTTTACTGGAAAGGCAACACAGAACATATGGCCGCTAACTTAGGACGAACCAAACGATATACATTGCAAATAACAGGACACAAATTAATTGACACCTAACCTAAATATGTATAAAATTAGTACAGTGATCCACCACATTAACTCGGAGATAATATGACAATATCACAAACAATCAGGGAACGTATTCAGCAGACAAATGCACGTTTCCATTCTAACGATAATATTAGCGAGTTCATCCACGAAGGTGAACTAGCACTACTTCAAACTGAAGTAGAAGAAAAGTTCAAAGCAGTTCTTGACGCACTAGTTATTGATACTGAAAACGATCATAACACACAAGAAACTGCCAAGCGTGTAGCTAAAATGTATATCAATGAAACATTTGGCGGACGCTATCAACCAATGCCAAAGGTTACAGCATTTCCTAACATGGGCTACAAGAGTATGTACACTAGTGGTCCTATTAGTATTCGTAGCACCTGTGCTCATCATTTTCAGAACATTGTTGTTAAATGTTGGGTAGGCATCATTCCTGAGGATGAAGTAATTGGAC